GCTATAAAAGTTGACGACTACTTACATAATTTTCAATTCACACACGCATTTTTTAAAAACTGTGTTCCAGTGAGTGACCATTTAAAGTCCTTAAATCCCATATTAAAAAAACTCAATATTGCATCAATTGTAAGAATCAAGGCAAATTTACAAACCGTAACAAATACCATAGTACAGCATAGTTTCCATCAAGACTTTTCAGATGTCACTTGTACAACTGCAATTTTTTATGTCAATACTAATAACGGGGTAACCATATTTGAAGATGGGACCACTGTTAATAGCGTAGAAAATCGGCTAGTACAATTTAATTCCAAATTGAAACATACAGGCACTACGTGTACTGATAAAAAATTTCGGTGCGTAATAAACCTTAATTATTTTGAAACAGACAGATAATTTTATAACAGAACGTATAGTTTGTAACGGAGCATTGTTCTACGCCAAGTCCACACGACGATTCTTACTATTACAAAAAGCTCACGGTAAACATGAAGGCACTTGGGGCTTAGTTGGCGGTACTAACATTGTCGGCGAAACACCATGGCAGGGACTACAGCGCGAAATTGTTGAAGAAATTGGTGCCTGCCCCGCAATAATCAAAACAATTCCGTTGGAAACTTTTGTGTCCAACGACAAGGTGTTTAATTTCCACACTTACCTGTGTGTGATAGATACGGAATTTGTGCCCGAGCTTAGTGACGAACACCAAGGCTGGTGTTGGGCTACTGTGGATCGTGCTCCAAAACCCTTGCATCAAGGGTTGCGTAATAGTTTTTCAAGCAAAACTATACGCACTAAATTACAAACCATATTTGATCTAGTGGATTTAATATAAAGCCAACAATAGCCATCCGGCTATATGCTTTATGATAAATTACATTACAATTATCTTGTTAGGAGAAAAAATGACTAAAATTGTACCAACTAGTGATCGTCTGGTGATTAAGAAAATTGAGGACGATAACCGTACCAAGTCTGGCCTTAAACTCTCTGACGATACAAAAGAAAGACCAACAAAAGGTACTGTATTAGCAGTCGGGCCCGGAAGAATGAATGACGATGGTGTAATATTGCCCATGACCATGCAGGTCGGTGATGTAGTTCTATACCCAAAATATGCCGGACATCCGTCCAAAGTCGATAACGAAGAATATTTGATTATTGAAGAAAAAGAAGTATTAGGTATTATCAAGGAGGATTGATTAAATGGCTAAAGTTAATTATAGAGTAGTGACCTTTGGAGAAAATGCTAGAAATCGTTTAGTAAAAGGTGTGAATGTACTGGGCGATGCTGTTAAAGTGACACTGGGTCCAAAAGGGCGTAACGTAGTTATTCAAAGACAGTTCGGTGCACCGCATGTTACCAAGGATGGAGTAACTGTTGCCAAAGAGATTTTTTTAAAAGACAAATTAGCAGACACAGGTGTCCGCATGATCAAGCAGGCGGCGTCACAAACATCTGATGATATTGGAGATGGCACTACTACAGCTACAGTACTGGCGCAAGCCATGATACGCGAAGGTTTGAAATTTGTGGCGGCTGGAAATAGTCCTATTAATTTAAAACGAGGAATTGATAAAGTAGTAGTTGAAGTTATAAAAGAATTAGAAAAGGCCAGTAGAACTTGCTCTGATCCTAAAACTATATCACAAGTGGCTACTATCAGTGCTAACAACGATGAAGAAATGGGTCAGTTGATTGCTGATGCACTAGTTGCCGTAGGGCCCAACGGAGTTGTTACTGTAGAAAATAGTACAGGACTTACCGACGAGTTTGCTAGGGTCAACGGACTTATGTACGAGCAAGGATATCTCAGTCCTTATTTTGTAAACGCTGATAAAGGTAAGTGTATTTTAGAAAATCCTTATATTTTGATCAGCGACCGTCCTATCTTAAACATGAATGACTGCATGGAAATACTTGAAAAATTGGTACAAACAAAACGTCCGTTCTTGATTATGGCCGAAAGTATTGAAACTGATGTGTTAGCCACGTTGGTTATTAACAATGTGAATGGTGCTATAGTAACATGTGCAGTACGTGGGCCAGACTGGAAGGGACCAAAACGTAGCCAACTAATACAAGATATTGCTATTTTAACCGGAGGTACAGTAATTTCTGACGCCAACGGACGCAAAGTAGATAATGCTGAGATAACAGACTGTGGTCAAGCTAACCGTGTAGAAATTACGCAACACAGTACTACTATTATCGGTGGGCATGGCGATAAACAAAAAATTGCAGAACGAATACAAGCTATTCAAGATATAATTGATGATCCTGAAGAAGATGGTATTTTTGGAAAACAAGATCACAGAGATCGCATTGCTCAACTTTCTGGAGGAATCGGTGTAATACGTGTAGGATCTGCTACCAAAGTAGAACGAGGAGAAAAGAAAGATCGCATAGACGATTCGTTACATGCTACAAAGGCAGCTATTAAAGATGGAGTTTTACCAGGTGGCGGAGTAGCATATATAAGAGCCAAAGAAAAATTAAAAGATTTCAAAGGGGCCAACGATGAACAAACTGCGGGTGTACAGATTGTTTTGAGAGCTATGGAAGAACCATTGCGTCAAATTGCAGATAATGCAGGTGACAGTCCAGATGTTATTGTAAATAAAGTTTCCGAAGGAGATGATGAGTTTGGTTACAATGCCAGTGACAGTACATTTGGCAACATGTTTGATATTGGTATTATTGATCCAACTACTGTAGTTAAAACAGCATTAATTAATGCTGCCAGTATTGCAGGTCAATTTATTCTTACAGACTGTGCTATTTACGAAGACGAAGACGAACAGGATCTACGAATTATTGGGCCAAGTACTCCAGCTGGAGAGCCACTACCCCAACAATATAATCAATAAGATAATTAGACCATAAAAAAAGGCAGATTTTTTCTGCCTTTTTTAACGATAAAATTTAAATTATGCGGGTTTAGTTGGCCAAACAGGATCCCAGGGAAATTGTTGCTGGTCTGGTAAATCACGCAATGCTTGGCGATATGTTTCCCAAGCAGTTTTCTGTTCATCTGACAATCTTGCTTGAGATACCGCAGAATCAATATAGTCAGATTTTAATAGTAAATCGTTACGTTTTTCAATAACTATTGGTTCTAGTTCTGCTTGTGTCAGCGGCTGAGTTTTAAAAAATACTGCGGTACCGTGAGTTATTTCTCCAAACTCACCGGCCTTAAATCTTGTGTACATATCTGCAGAAAAGTCGTCTCCAAAATGCGGACTGGCTAGAAATTCTGCCGGATTTGTGCAACCTTTAAACAGTATATGGCACCAAACAGCCTCAACGCCCACTACGTTACAAGCGTTAGTAACCGCTACTACATCGTCTCTTGTGAAAACCTTTCTCATAATGTCTCCTGAATTGTATCACTATCAGTTATTTAGTTGTTTTGAACCAAGTTTCCAGCCAATTCCTGGACGTTTATCAAATGCATGATCAGGATAAAACGGGCCGTCCTTGTCAATATAGTGAAAAAATGCCTGCACTTGATAGCTGCCAGCACCTGCTTGAAATTCATCACGCCAATGTTCTATTTCGCATCCGTTGTATACAATCAAATCCCCAGGATTTTGCTCAATAAGAGTATTTTCTCCTACATACATTCCCCATCGATAATTGTCAGATACTCCTTGGTAGTTGGATCCAAAACAAACTGTAGTACTAATTTCACATGCAGGTCGATCTATATGTTTTTTAAGTGTCATCCCGGGACGATACACTCGATAGTAACTATAAGTGGGGCACAGGCGCTTTCCAGTGTTTCCCTCCATATGCGGCAGTAAAAAGTGTAACATAGTTTCCATTAATGTATCACTGTAAACAGAATGAGCATCCTCTACTTGTGTGCCAGGGCCTTCGGGTTTAAAAGAGACTTCTTCTTGTAGCAATGCATATTTTGTAATGATTTTACAAATATTATTAGGAATTAAATTTTCCAGCGCAAGGTACTTGTTTTTTTTAAATTTTTCTGGATTCATCATTTAAATGGAGCTCCTAAGTTCCAACATACAAGACTATATCTAGTGCCTCGAGTCACTGGAGTAACCTGATGATGCACATGACTAGGGAAAACAATTACTGAACCTTGTGGTCGTATTTCTTTGCAAGTGTGATATCTATCAGTTCTATGTGTTCCTAAATCAAATCTTAGGTTACCACCGGTATATTCTTTGGGATCGTTTAAACTTATAGTTACACTTAGCTTTCTAATTTTACCTAACAATTTAGTGTTGGCAGTTCTATCGTGATCTTCTGGGATAGGATTTCCGCCGCTATCTAAAATAGGAGTACCGTCTGGATGTTTACGTATTGGATCCACTGCTGGATCAAACGATCGATAAGGAAATCCACTAGAGTCGGCATGCCATCCGTAAAATTGATTTACGCCATACTTTGTAAACTGAAAATCTTCAGTGTGATCCCATTCAAAATTCCATTTAGCTTCTTTGTTGGCTTTGTGTACAAAAGGCCATACCAACTCATAAAGTGCAGGTGTGTTTAAAAAAGTTACGTTAGAATCTCTAACGTATACATTATCAAAATTAAGACCTTTCTTTTTAAGGGCCAACGCAGATGATGAATTACTAGGAACTGCAAGGTCGTCTGTTTTCTGCTTCCAGCCACCGGTAGTTCCAGCGGTGATTCCTTCTCCGTACTTGGATTCTTGTTCCAGCATGGAGTTTATTCCCATCTCAATTATCTGATTACAAATGTGTGCTGGAATAGCAGATTTGAACCACCAATAATTGTATTCTAAAATCATCTAAATAAAGCCCCATGTACATGACCAATTATAACATGATTTACACCCTTGGTAACTGGTGTAATCCTGTAAGGCATATATGATGGAAATGTTAAACAGCACCCTTGTTCTGAAATATTAGCTTGGCTAGTGTCTACATTTAAAAATTCAATTTTGCCGCCTTCGTATGTGGATGGATCTGACAAGTTGATAATGAATGAAATTTTTCTAGATGGTGCTAATGGCGTCAACTCTATATGAAGATTATAAAAGTCTTTTTCAGAATACTTAAAAACTTGCGGATAATCTTGATCAATAATGCCTAACAAGTTGAAATCATAGATTTCAACATTAGCTGTCTTTGTAACATCTCTGATATTCTGGAATGGAAACCCTTCGATATCACCTCTTAATTTTTGTCTTCTTGAAGAATGCAGTTCAACTTTTCCAATCACTGTGGCTGGCAACCATAGTTCTTCAATACATGCATTTAAGATTTTTTCACAATCTTCTTTTGAGAATAGTTCTGATTTATTAATAGATATAATATCTAACGATGCCATTTTAGGCGATGCTAGTCCTGACATATCTGTAAAATTACTGTTGTCACTTGAAAGATCCAAGTTTTCATTAGTCATAAGACACTCCAATTGTTTATTCTATACTTATCACCTTAATATTTGGCTCACTATTAAAGTTGGCATACTGTAAATAAGTTAAATATTCAACTTATAAAATAACAAACATGATAGATAATGTTGTACATGCACCTGTAACGGTATATCCTTCCGAAAAAGCTCATATAGAAAACTATATCATGAGTCCACTTTTTCCGTGGTTCTGGCAAGATACACAAACATTTGACGACCCTAATCTTTTTAATAAGAATTTGCCGACTTGGTTACAACCACTGCTCAAACATTCTAATGGACCTTATCTAAGTCATACACTGTTACGACGATCAGAAGACGAAAACGAAAGTCATTTGTCTCGGGCCGCTAGCGATTTTTCCGGAAGCTATGAGTTTTTTATAGAAATTTTCCATAGATTCATGACTGAACAAAATATCAAATACAGTAAAATTTTTAGAGCTAATTTAAATCTAAATTGGTACAACGGAATAAACCACACCGAACCACATGTTGATCATCCGTGGCCTCATTGTAACTTTATCATGTATCTAAACACATGCGATCAAGGCCAGACTATTCTGTGGCCCGACGATTTTGGTACTAGTTTCATAATACCATGTAAACAATATACTGCGGTGGCGTTCAAGAAACAATGGCACGGGCACAGGTACCCTACTGCTGGAAATAAACGTGTGGTGTTTGTAGTGACATATATATAAGAGCAAGAAACAATCAAAGGTAATTTCATGAATATAGTAATTGTAGGCGGAGGAACAGCAGGGTGGGCAACTGCTCTTATGGCGGCAAAAAGACACCCGTATCACAAAATCACGGTAATCGAGTCTACAAAAATTGGTATTGTAGGAGTAGGTGAAAGTACAACTGGAAGAATGACCGATATTTTAACCAACGTAATTCAAGACTTTGGGTGTGATCACGACGAATTTATAGCAGAAACTGGTGCTACATTAAAATATGCCATATATCATAAAGGCTGGACTAACAATATTGATCAAGGATATATAGGACCTATTGACGGTAGCTGGACTAGAGATGCTTCTCCAGATGCATTATTTTCTTGGGGATTACTAAATTTAAAACCTGAAGAATTAATGAAAGTGGCAAAATGTGGTAATTGGATCTATCATGGAAAGTCTAATTTTAGTAAAACAACTAAGAAATTTAAATCTCACAGTCATGCCATGCACGTTGATGCCAAGCTGGTTGGACAGTATTTTAAAAAAGTTACTTTAAGAAATAACAATGCCGCGCACATAGACGGAATTGTAAAAGAAGTGAGACTTGATGGTGAAAATGGCTTTGTTGAGTCGTTGGTTTTAGAAAATGGGCAGATTGTCAACGGTGATTTTTTTATTGATTGTTCGGGATTTAATAAAGTATTAATGAACAAAGTGGCACCGGGGAAATGGATCAGCTACAGTAAAAATTTACCTATCAATACTGGGTTGCCGTTCCACTTAGATTACAAAGAGGGCGAAGTTCCTGAATCGTATACTACTGCATGGGCTCAGAAAAATGGTTGGATGTGGCAAATTCCATTGATGGATCGCAAAGGATGCGGATATGTATTTTGTGATGCATTTACAACCCCTGACAAAGCACAGGAAGAAATAGAAACTATCTTAGGTAGAAAAATTGATCCAGTGCGTACAATTAAATTTGACCCGGGTCGTCAAGAACAAGCATGGGTAAAAAACGTTGTTGCTATAGGGCTGTCATCTGCGTTTTTAGAACCATTAGAAGCCACAAGTATACATTCTACCATTGTACAAGGGCATAATCTCGTGTATGAATATCTGAAAGACGATATTACAGATACTATGAATGAAGGATCTAGACGAATATATAATCAACGAACCAGCGCATTATACGATGATATTAAAGATTTTTTAATTTTGCACTATATGGGCGGAAGGAATGATAGCGAATTTTGGAAAATGATCAGCAGTGGAGTTACTAAGACGCCATTTGTTGATACATTACTACACATGGGTAAAAGTAAAATTCCAACTTTTAACGATTTCCCTAACTATTCAGGATCAGCTGGGTGGCCGTTGTACAGTTATGTCATGGCAGGTTTAAATTTATTAAACAAAAAACCTGCAAAGGTTGATCTAGAGATGAATATGAAATACTATGGTCGTCTTCACGATATATCAACTGAAGCATACTATAATCTTCAGGATGAATGGAAAGCGGACATGAGCGATTGTTATTCGTATGAAGAGTTTATAAAATACTTTAGAGATCTAAGATATAAAAATGGCATATCAGATATCAAATATTAAAGATGAAATACTAGTCATTGATAATGTAGTTCCGCTTGTTCTTCAAAATAGTATAATTGAAAGAGTGCAAGGCGTTCAACATTTTCCTTGGTTTTTATTACATAAAATTGGTCATCCAGATCACTACGGTATTGGTGTTCCTACAAATTATACTGACCCTAATATTACAGATGATTCAGGTTTTTTCCACATGGCGTTTGACGGCAATGCTACGTCGGCGCATTTTGATTTTTTTAGATCTATACTAGATTTTTTCTCTGAAAGAACTGGAATACTAGTCGGACCACTACTGAGGGTAAGATTGCGTTACACCCACACTGGAACTAATCATAACAAGAACAAATATGCTCCACCCCATGTAGACTTTAATTCCGGTAACCCTTATAGTACACTCATTTACTATGTTGACAACAGCGATGGTGATACGATCATATTTGATAAGATTTTTAATCCTGAAGAAGAAATTTATGATCCAGTCATTGCTGACCCGATCCCTGAACTAGTAAGAATTACTCCTAAAAAAGGTACTGGTTTATTTTTCAACGGTCATCGATTTCATGCTGGAAACTATCCTATAAATTATAGTTCGCGAATTGTAATAAATTTTGATTTTGAAACAGTATGAGACATCCATTTGAAAATTATGTTTTGTGTCGAGACAACTATTTTAGCAACCCAGATGAAATAGTAAAGATGTTCGATGACGAAGTGTATACCAGAGATACTGCCTATCCAGGACTCAGAACTAATAATTTATTAGTATCTTCTAATACAATGATTAAAGATTTTGCTCGGTGGTTTGCCGATAGACTTAGTGTCGATGTATTCCCTGGAATAAGTATGTACGAGATAGTAGTTTATTTTCATATTAATGAAATATATGATTCAAAATATAATTCAGGATGGATACATAACGATTTAGGAAATCTGGCAGGTTTAGTATATCTTACACCAACTGAATCTGATTTTGAATCGGGTACTTCTATTTTTCTTGGCAATGGAAACGAGTTGCCAGACGATCTTGAAGCTAGAAAAAAGTTTCATTTGAATGGTATCGTGACCCCAGAGTACATTGCTGGGTTTGATAATAATTTAAGTAAATTTAAAGAAACAATTAAAATAGGAAATCAATATAATAGATTAATTGCATACGACTCTAAAATGTTTCATAGACCAAATAGCTATGTTACAGCTAGCAATCAGCCTAGAAAGTCGTTGTTATTTTTTATTTCTAAATTTGATTATCAAGGATGGCATGAATAATAAGTTAGAAACAATATCAGTAATCGGTGGCGGCACCGCAGGATTAGTAGCGGCACTAATACTAAAAACAAGATTTCCAAGAAGCAATATCAATCTTATTAGGTCTAAAAAAATTGGAATAATAGGTGTGGGCGAAGGGAGTACAGAACACTGGAACGAATTTATGAAATACATTGGTGTTTCATTTCAAACTGTAATCAAACATTGTGATGCTACATTTAAGTCTGGAATCATGTTTAAAGGGTGGAGTAAAGAAGACTATCTACATAGTATAGGCCCCGAAGCAGATATAAAAAATGGGCAGTACCCAACAGTGTATGGAGCATTACTATCGACTGGTGCTCCTAATCAGTCTTTTAATCCTAGCTTAACCTGGGAAAATAAAGTTTACGACCATTTTCTTGATAAAGATTCCTTATCACCATATAATCAATACCATTTTAGTACACATAAATTAAATGATTTTTTAACTAAGATAGCAGAGCTTAGAAATATACAAGTAATCGATGATGAGATCTTAGATGTTGTATTGGATGAGCAAGGTAATATTGATCATCTAACGGGCGAAGCCGCAACTTATAAATCAGATTTTTATATAGACAGCACTGGATTTAGAAGATTATTAATATCTAAATTAGGAGCCAAGTGGAAATCGTATGGCGAATATTTAAAAATGAAATCTGCTATAGTATTTCCACTTGGAGATACTGCCGAATATAACATATGGACTACCGCACAAGCTATGGACTATGGTTGGATGTTTAAGATTCCAGTTTGGGGGCGCAGTGGCAACGGTTATATTTTTGATAGTGATTATATAACACCGGATCAGGCCAAAGAAGAAGTTGAAAAATTTCTTGGGCATGAGATAGAGGTAGGAAAACATTTGACATTTGATCCCGGTTCATTAGATAATGTATGGATTAAAAATTGCTGTGCTATAGGGCTGTGTGCTAGTTTTGTAGAACCACTAGAAGCCACTAGCATTGGTACCAGTATACAACAAGCATTTTTGTTAATGCACCGACTACCCAATTATGACCAAAAAACTATAGACAAATACAATAAAGATATAGATGATATATTAATCAACATACGTGATTTTGTACTTTTACATTATGTTACTAAGAAAAATAACACACAATTTTGGAAAGATGTTTCAACAATAAAATTGCCAGATAGTCTTCAAACTAATTTAGAAAAGTGGCAGAAAAATTTACCTATAGCAGACGATTTTAAAGGTACAACTGACTATAGAATGTTTAGCGAATCACATTATCTGCAGATTTTAATGGGATTAAAATTGTTTGATCTGGATAAAATACGCCAAGAGTACAGCATGATGCACCCAGAAATGCAACGTAAGGCTGAAGACTTCATTCGTGAAAAAAGAACTTTTCAAAGTTTTAACAACAAAGTAGGTCACAAAGAATTTATATCTAGAATCCGCAACTTTAAATAGATTATTTAAAATTTAATGCCAGCGAAATCCTAGGCGATTCGTTAATCCCAGGTTCCACTAAATGTCTCAAGTACGATCTAAATACTAGTAAAGTGCCTTCTTCCGCTGGGTATGATATTCTGGTAAAACTTAACTCATTTTTTTCTTTTATAGATTTTAAACAATACATGTCAGGTTCTTTGGGGTCTTCAAATACTATCCGGCCCGAGCCTTCAGGAGCTCCTA